CTTAGATAAGTATCCGAATGTTTTTGTACTTGAAGGGAGTGTTGAAACGCGCTATAATAAGATGATAGAGATAATGTATGATAACTAAACTTGATAATAAAAACGTAAGCAAACATCTAGGTAAGACTAGTAGATATAAATCTGAATATGATGATAAGCTCTTAGTAAGAGAGCCTAGATCTAACAATCGTAAACATCTTAAAATTGAAGATACAGATTTACCGTTTGTAGGGTATGATGTCTGGAATGGATATGAAGTCTCAGGATTAATGGATAATGGATTACCTATTAATGCAATCGCTAAAGTTGTATATCCATGCGACAGTAAATATATTGTTGAATCTAAATCTATGAAGTTATATTGGAATAGTTTCAATATGACAAAATTCGGTGAGACTATAGAAGAAGCGGTAAGTGGTATTGAATATCATGCTGCAGCTGATCTCAGTAAACTATTACAAGCTGAAGTACGTGTTAAATTATTCTCTTGTGATACAGATTTAAAAGGTCTATCTAATCCATTTACAGAAAAGAAATATAAAAGATTAGAGTATCTTGTTGAAGAGCTACCTCTGCATGAAAAATATAAATTTAATATAACTCAATACAAAGAAGATCCATCTATTTTTGATGAATATAGTACACATGAAAAATATATGAACTGGAACCAGCCAAATGAGTTAAATGTAATGTCATCATTACTCAAGAGTAATTGTCGTGTTACATCGCAACCGGATTGGGGAGATGTGTTTATACATGTAGAAGGATTTTGGTTACCTAAACATAAAGACCTACTTGAATATATTGTTTCATTTAGAGATGAAAATCATTTCCATGAAGAAATTTGTGAGACTATCTTTAAGAGACTATATGATACGTTTAAACCTAGAGAGCTAATGGTAGCGTGCTTATATACACGTAGAGGTGGTTGGGATATTAATCCTGTCAGAGCTACTGATATACAATTAATAGATGATGCTATATGGGATGAAACTGTCCCTTGGATTAAGACTATTAGACAATAAAAAAAGGACGCTCTTTCGAGCGTCCTCTGATAATAATCACTATTAGGATTACTGGAGTGATGTGGTTTGCGCCGATGAAGCGCCACTAGCAAACTGTATTCCTAAACCAAGTACAAACACAACATGGTAATAGTTAGATGCACCAAAGAGGTGATCAACAACACCATACCGTGTCAACATACCGACCTTCGGATAGAAGGAGTTCGGATCAATTGATCGTTGCACCATAACCGGGATATAAGGACAGTAAATAATACCAGTATCATAATACTCAGGTCCTTTATAACCAAGTAATGCATACTCGATCTTATCAACAGCAGCCGTAGCTCCCAAGTTGTACTGTGCTTCGGTACGTGTATCGCGATAAACGTTAAAACGTCCACCAACGTTACCGACCTTAGCAACACCAACCGGTTGAGTGTTAACGTTACCATTAACAGTCATCCAAGAGAACTCAGGAAGCATCTCGAGAATAGCACAAACACTAGGTGTAGCAACAACAAAGTTAGCAGCACCACGACGGTTCTTAACAGCCATCCTGTTAGCCTCAATGATTAACTTCTGATAGAAGTCACGATTTCTCTCACCCATCCACCGAGCATCAGCAGCAGATACCAGATATTTAGAATATCCGTTACCAGCAGAACCGGCGGTAAGAGCAGCCTGAATCATCCGAATGATCATCTCACGATCAATCTCAGCTTGGATCTCATATGACATAGCATTTGTCAACTCAGCGTCAACATCAATACCATTCATATTCTTAAGATCCTGCTCAAGTTCAACCGACCAGCGAGCGTTCAACCTACGAGTACCAGCCTCAACAGCTGTCTTCTCGAAGCTCAACTCAACTGTAGGTGCAGTTGCAGCCCCTTCAAGCTCAAAGGTTGATAAAGCAGCCGCAAAACCTAAGTCAGCACTATCACGAGTCCCACCAGAGCCAATCCAGTGATTAGCGCCAAACTGATCACCTTGACCAGCGGCTTCATCACCCTTAAGAGTAGCACCACCGCTAGCACCAGTAAACTCAGTACCAACGTAGTTGTGACCCAACTCACCCTCTTGCTGACCGCCTTTAGCAATGTCAACACCAGTTGAAGGTGTAGAACCTTGGTCCTCCGCCTCAACATAATGACCATGACCTGTACCGACAGTACGAGCTGTACCATCAATACCGGTTGCACTATACTTATAGCGAAGAGCAAATGCGAGACCAACCGGTCCACTCATCGGCTGAACACCAACGATCTCGTTAGTAATCAGCTCGGGGAATGTCCGGCGAATCATCGGAATAAGAATCTTCGGTAAGCGAGCATCACCAGTCGCATAATCATCACCACTACCATAGGCGTTACTACCACCCTGGGCGATTCCACCAACAGCAGCGCCAGTACCAAAGGCACCACCACTTGAACTATTGGCTTCCCTCAAACACCACTCTTCTTGGTTCTCAAGTAGAATGGCGGTGTTCATCCGCGTATGCGGATTCTCAATAGGCGAAACTTTGTCAGAGGTATAGTCCAAAACTGGACTCCACTTCTCCAACAATTGCTCCGCTCTATTATTATCTATATAATTAGTATTAGGACGTGTTTTTGTTTCGTTCATAATATATTAATTTCCTTTTATTTATAATAATTTTTCCGTTGCATTGGAGAATCAGGTAGTATATACCTCAACAAGTTGTGAAATTTTACAATCTCATATTAGCTAATTCTTGAGCATAATGACTAGTTGCGGTTTTTGGCTGTTCAACTTTCTCTTGAACGACCTCAGCTTCCTTAGCCTTACTCTCTGTCATAGCTTCTTCCTTTAAAATATCAAGAGACTCTTGAGCTTTCTTGTCAAAAATATTGACTGTATACTCAAAGTTCTCTTCAACAAACGTAAGATCTTTATCTTTAAAAGTCTTTCTCACGAAATTCGTTTTCTTTTCATCATAACCACTAAGCTTCTTTTCTAAATAAAGGTCTTTCTTAACACCTTCAAGTTCTTCAGCTTGTTTATTATGAGACTCTGTAAGCTCAGATACCTCCTGCTTAGCAGCATCTATAGTCTCTTTACCATCTTTAACAGCCTCTCTAATAGACTCATTAGCTAACACCATATCAACAGACAGCATTTTACGTATATCTTTAAGCAAATCATATGCTCTCTTATTTGTAGTTGCTTCTTCAATTGTCTTAGTTGGAATGGCTTCTTCTATATATGAGTCAAGATAATCAGAAACAGACTCAACAACTGTATCTTTTAATGAAACAGCTTCCTCATTAATAGACTGACGATAACGCCGAATAACGTTCTGCAATTTATGGGCGCGGTCATGATCCACCGCCTTAACGACTTTATTGAGTTTCTTCGTGTGATCTTTATCTATAGCCTCTAAGAGCTGTTCTAACTTCTTAGAGTGTTCTTCATCTTGAGTAGTAAGAGCAGCTGATGTCGCTATCTTTGAACGCTCATCAACCTTCTTCTCAACTACTTCATCAAACACTGTTTCAATTTGTTTAAGACTTTCTTCTGTAAGAACGTCTTTACCTACTTCTTTAAGTAAATCAGATATATTGCTCATGATTAAAATAAATCCTTCTTAGTTGCTTTCGCTATTTTTTCTTTAAGTTTACCTTCAACTACAGTCTTTAACTCTGTAGTTGCGGCGGCATAATTTTTATCAATAATATTACTGATAAATGACTTGATCTGTTTATTCCGATCCATCATAACTATTTAATTAAATGATACCATTTTTTTATAAATTTTGAATGAAAGCAAGTATCTTCTCTGTTATATAATTACTTACATCTGTACGTGGTAAGTTCTTTAAACCATCTTCAAACCTATCAAAGGACTCCTCAAAGTCTCCATTTTTATTTAAAATCCATTGTTTTGATTCTAATATACCATTAACAAAGGCATCTGAATATGACGGATCAGCGACGCAATCAATAGCAACTAACTTCATTTCAGTAACGTGACCAATTTCACTATCGGATTCTTGATCAATCTTACCCAATGCTCGCGATGACATACCAACCCGGACGCCATCTAATACTAATTGCTTTACTATTGTACCACAAGGTGTTTGCAGCACTTTACTCTTACCATAAAAAACGTTACCGTCTTGTTTCATCTCGGTAACAATATGACATGCTCTCTCTAAATCAACTTCAGCTGTAGTAGGATGATTTAACTCTCCCATCGCTCGGTCAGTCTTAATCATTTCATTTTCATACCGAGCGACTTCCTGAACCATATTATCTAAATCATATACACGTTTATTTTTATTAACATCTGAAGCCATCATATAAGGCCCCTTAATATATAATCTAGATTCTGACTTATTATTCTTTTCTTCTACTATATATTCGAACTCAGCAGGATCCGTCTTTTCTACTAGCAATTTAAAAGCCATAGCGCTATAAAATATTTATTGTTTATCTTACCTTTTTCCGTTAAATAATTCCTTTTCAGTAAGAATTAAAAATTTATAACCATGATCATCAGCCCATTGTTTTGCAGCTTTCCACTTAGCTTGATTGATGTCATAGGTTACTTGCTCATGTAACAATGTACTTTGTTTTTTTCTCCCACGCATGACTGGCCGTTGTGTCTGACTATAGGGTTTAATTTCTACTAAATACCTTACTTTTTTATCTCTCTGTTTTAATACTAAAGTATTATCAACATAATACTTATGTGTTTGAGCATCAACAGGGCTCATATAAGGTACTACAATGCACTCACTAGTCCATTCAAGTACATTTGGATTATGATCACACCACTTAAAAAAATGAAGCTCCCATGAGCTCCTATATTGAGGGTATTGCTTCCCTAAGAATTTTTGACTGTGAGTAGGTCTATATATACCTTTCCTAAAATTACCTTTTTTATGTAAAGCCATTAGCCTACAAAAAACATAGGCGGTGCTGCGTCACCAAAACCAGGTGAAGCGCCTTCAAACATTCTAGTCTCTAACTCTTTCTTCTCCTCTAATCCTTCTTGAAGAAGAGTAGTATCAAGTGATGTCCCGCCAAACAACTGAGCATTACCAAACTTACCTCTCACACGTCCTAATGTAATTTTAGTTAGGGCAGCCGCATATTGATATACCCACGGTTCTTTAATTACATCTTTAATATGTTTTTCTATATAACAAGTTAACACTCCATAAAACAGTTCTCCTGCCTTTGGCTCAGGTATCATAAGTAAATGCTGAGTGCGTTCATTAAATTTAAAATACCGTTTTGTTGAGAGCATTTTTTCTCGAGTTTCAAGCCACTGCTTTAATATATACCAACTAATTAAATCAAAACCATAATTACCCATCGCGTAACTAAAATAAGTTTGTTGCGCTAAAGTTTGCTCAATTGTAAATAATGTATTTAAACTACTACTTGTAGCCTCATCATAGCTACGTACATCCATTACTTTTCTGCTCTGTCTAGTAAGACTGTCCCACCTACCTATAATAGGACTTGTTGCAGTAAGTTGAGTTACTGTAGTCTCATCATTTAATGTATCATTACGTGAAGCGTTAATTGTGCCTCCTTTGGTGAGAGTACTTCTTAATGTAACACCAATTTTTACATCATTAGTATAAACACCACCGACCTTCTCAGTCTTATCACCAGGAATTGAACTTACGTCAAACATTTCAGTTGTAGTTGTAAACACATCACCGTATTGATTGAGACTTACATCTACGCTTTCAGTTAGTGGTAGTGTGGCTGACACACACACAACGAGAGACTTTGCTACATGAGCATTACTATCATCTAATATCATCGTAAATGTATATTCAGAGGGATCAACAACAATATCACCAGCATCAAATTCAAATAAAGATATAAAGCCGGTATCACTACTAGAAAAAGTTTTTGCTGTAACAGTAGGGATTAGAGTAGATTGTGCGACAGTTACTTCTACGTCAGTAGTATACGTAGAACTTAGTTCTGAAGTAATTGTTAATAATTTTGAAATATCTAATCCTTTACCAACTGTATATTTGGTACTATCAACGACTACATGTTCCTCAGTATACCCTGCAAACTTAGTAAACATTTCTACAGCTAATGCTATATTAGTAAAAATCTGATTTCCGTGTAACTCGAGATTAACAATAGGGTAACCTAATGAGTATGTAATCCTGTCAGCTAAACTCTGATAGGTATTAACCGTATTTGCAAGATATGTAGAGTATAGATGACTCCCTGCAGTTAAATAATTATCGTTCCACGTACTAGTCGCCACATAATTATTTATGTTGGCAACGCTGAAGTTTCACCGCCTGGAGTAGGCTGCGGAGTAGGAACTCCAGGTGTTTCACCGCCTGCGGGTG